TATACAATATACAGCCTGTTTCATTGCATCAATACCATCACAAAATTTTGAAATAGTATTTTTTTCTATATTCAAATAATATGTTTTGCTTGTTTGTTCTATTGTATCTTGCACATTGTTTATTACGATATTATCTGTATTAGGTGTCATCTTATTACCACCTTTCTTTTAAAATTTATCTAGTACAACAAAGTTAATTCCACCTTGCTGTTGTATTAAAATAACATTATCATTAATTTTTAATGCATTATGTACCATTATACTTTTAGTTCCTTTTATGCTATGCTTATGTGTTAAATTTATATTTTTTTGTTCTACTGATACACTTACCTCTCCTGTTACATTATTAGTTATTTTCTGATTATTATCATTTGGAGATATATCAGATGAAACACTTATATTTGAATTAACCTCTGTAGAATGGCTATGATTAGCATTTAAAGATGTAGTTTCTGTATTCCAGTCCATAGTCACATTTACTGTATAATCTTTAACATTTTTAGTCAGCACTAAAAATTCTTCTGTTAGTTTTAATTTTTGTTCAACTGTTATTTCAAGTGGTTCAACACTTGTTACAGTTCCAAATAAAACAGAAGTAGGAGCATTTGCATCATTTGCTCCTACTGCCATCTTTTTTATTACTTCTCCCAATGAACTACTCATATTTCCCCCTATTGAGATATAAAGTTTTGGCCCCTTAATGTTAAATCCATAAAATGTTCTCCATTTTTAAAAGTATGTTTTGCTTTTTCTACTAACATAAAGTTTTGAAGCTTAACATCACCCAAATTTAGATTTACTATTATAAGTGAACCACCTCTAACCCTAATATCTCCTAATGCGTTTTTTATTTCTAGGCTTCGTGTTTTTTGATTATATAAATCTAGTAGTGCTCTTGCTTTAACTGCTCCATTAGTTTTTTCATCTATTGTGTCAAAATATTGTAATACTCCCCACTTTTCAATGTTACTTGAATCTTTCGCCATATATACTTCTCTTTTTCCTGTGTCAGAGTTATCGTATGTAAGCTTTATTTGATTATATGTATCTGAATCTATGGAACTTTCATAATCAAAATTTTCTCCAGTTTCTTCATCTATCACTAATCCTACTTTCATTCTTTCTAGGTTTTTCAAACACAATTTTCCAAAATCATCATACAGAACATACATTTCTTTTCTATTCCTTATTGTTTCATCTAGTGCATTTAATATAATATCAAATAAAGACTGATTACTTTCAGTCTTTTTTGCTATCACATATCCTGTATTTTCAAGCATTCCGGCAATTTAATTGAAAATCACTAGCAATAGAGCGTACCACTTCATCTGCTCTTTTATTTACATATACTCTAGTATCTTTATTTTTTAAATATCGAAGCTGATCGTATGCTGTTGTTGTTATTATTTGTTCCTTATCACGTTTTTTTCTAAACACAAAACCATAAAATAAATTTGTATTATCAACTTTAAATGCTACTGGATTTCCTTCTTCAAAGTTAATTATATCATCTTTAACAACTTTAAATTCTAATTTTCCAGCAGCACCTTTTCTTTCAGTAGTCCAAGTTATTTCATCTTGAACTACTGGTTCATATACAGTATTTCCATTTTGAATTAATAATTGTTGGCTCATTTTCTTCCCTCCTATGATGGTATCCATAGAACTTGACCTGGATATATCAAATTTGGATTTCTTATTTTACTTCTATTAGCATTATAAATAGTTGTATATTTAGCACCATTTCCATAAAATCTCTTTGCTATATTCCATAAACAATCTCCTCTTTTTACTGTATAATTTTGTCCACTTGGTTTTGCTACTGCAGTATTATTAGTTGTAACTGTTCTTGTAACTGCTGGTGGTCTATATTGTTTTATTGTTACTTGTACCTTTTTTGTCGAATATTCTTTATATTGTTTTAGTTTTATTTTTACTTTTGTATCAAAACCTTCTTCTGTTGTATCAGTTATAGTGTATTCTTCCAACGCCACTTTAATATTAGTATTAAAAATGTCTTTACCATTTGGAAATTTTCTAACAACTATAAACTGAAAAGCAGATCTATTGACTTTTAAATTCTCTAATACACCTAAATAATATTTGGCATTTTGAAAATTGTTTTTATACATTGCAAAAGGATATTTTGTATTAGGTAGTACAACTTCAAATTCCAAACTTGACAATCCTGGGTTTTTCAAAACATTTATTTGTGAATAATTTATCAAATTATATGTCTTATTATTATTACTTATTTTTAGTTCAAGTTTGCTAGGAGGAATGGGAAGAAGTACATTGCCTAAATAAAAATAATATGCCATAAAAATCCCTCCTATTCATGTACTCCATCTGAAATATATTCTAATTCTTCCTCTAACCTTTTTGTTAAAGAATCAACTATCCCATCAATGTCTGTTTCACTATCAATATTATTATTGTTAGTCATATTTATAGTTAATGGAACGGTTGTAAATCTATTTATAGTATCTCTTTCTGCTATATCTATTAAATATTTTAAATCTTCATCTGTTATTTGTTTAGTGTTATTGGCTGTGTCCTTTGTATTTCCAGCAATATCTCCTAGTGTATTTCCAAACTGTGATGGATCTATTGTGAAACTCTTATCGTTTAACACATTTTTTATAGCATTTCCAGCACCATTTATCCAGTCATTTCTATGATCTACTCTGTCTTGTCGAGTATTATTCATATCTATTGCCGTATTTTGTATATTGGTTGCTGATGCATTAAGTTTCGTTCCAAATTCACCTTTTAATTGGTTTATCTTGTCGACAGTTCCATCCATTTGACTAGCCATTTCTTGTAATTTTGCATTTCTATCTATGATATTATTTGTCATTTTACTTGCAAAGTCATCAGCAAAGTGTGCTGCTTCAACGGTATCTATTTGCACTCCTGGTATTTTGTTCAACGCTTGAATTATTCCGGTTTACCAACCAAACAACTCCATTATATAAGCCTTGGAAAATACTTAAAACTCCCAAACAAACAGCCTCGACTCCTGTTTGAAATGCATACCAAGCACCCATTGCTCCAAGTACACAAGTTTGAATTCCTAACCATAATGCCATAGCACCTAAAACTATTGCATAAAATACACCTTGAATTCCAAGTCCAGCAACCATTATTCCTAATTTCAATGCATCCCAAACATAAAGAATTCCATAAGCCACCTTGTCATTAGTAAACCACAAATATGTTAGTGCAACAATTAAGGCCATTATCAAAATCACAATCCAAGTAATTGGACACGCTAACAATGCAGAATTTAATCCCCATTGTGCTGCAGTTGCTGCCATAGTTTGTCCAGAATGTAACATTTCTGCCGCTCCTGCAATTCCATGTGCTATTGACAACATACCTAAAAGTCCACTTGCAATCATTGAAACTATATTAAATCCAACATAGGCTCCTACTAATCCAAGTATAACTGGTGCTACAGGTTCTAATACACTTAACAGCCATGATATACCTTCTATTAAGCTTAAAATTGCCTGTGCTGCTAAACTGGCACCATCTATAAACATATTAAACATTTCTTGCACTTGTTGATTATTTGCTAATGCATTTATTTTATTAAGAACAGGATCTAGTGCTTTTATTGCAATATTCTTCATTTTGGTAAATACTTGATTCCAAGTCATTGGCATCTTATTAAATTTTGCATTTGTTTCATCTGCCGCTTTTAGCATTGCGTTTTTAACAATTTGTGCACTAATCTTTCCATCCGCTGCCATATCACGAATCTTACCAATTGGAACATTTAAATAATCTGCAATATTTTGAACTATTTGCGGAGCATTTGAAAATACCGCATTTAAATCTTGCCCTCTAAGTACACCTGTTGATAATGCTTGTGTTAGGTTATACATTGTAGATTCTATTCCTGTTGCTTCAGTTCCGGATATTGCAAATGTTTTATTTAATTGTTCCGCAAACGCAATTAATTCATCATTTCCTTTAAATGCCTTGCTTGCCTGTAAACCTAGTTTTGTAATAATATCTGTAGTAGTCTGATATGAAGCCCTAGCATTCATTGCAGATACGAAAATTTTATTTTGTAATGCTTCTACACTACCACCATCATCTACAATCAAATTTAATCTTGCTTTATTATTTGTCATTTCATCTGACAAATTAAACAATCCTTTTATTGCAGATATACCACCAACTGCTAATGCAACCTTTTTTATAGTAGAAAGAAGTTTATTTCCATTACTATATGATGTATTTATACTATTACTAAATTTATCTTGATTTTCTTGTGAATTTTTTATACTATTGTTTAGTCTCTCTTGGTTTGCCTGTGTCCTTTTCACACTATTATTAAAGCTTTCTTGACTATTTTGAGAATTTTTAATACTACTAGAAACATTATCATAATCTTTCTTTAAACCTTCTACTAATCTTCTCTGTTCAACCACACTAGAAATTAAATCTTGTGCTTTTGCACTTTGTGTTCCTTCTGCTGCAATAATCTTTTTAGCTTCAGATTCAACTTGTCTCAGAACCTGTAACTCTGCTTGATATGCTAATTCAGTTTTTACTGCCGATGCATTTAACCTTTCAGCATTATTTATTGCTTTTGTTGGAGCGTTTGACATTTCACTATTCAAGTTTTTAAATCCTGCTGTTGTTTTACTTACATTAGAATGTATTTTTGCAAATACAGAGGAAGCCATATCTTGTACCACTATTGAACTTTTTATAGTAGCCATATTTTCCTCCTTTTAGAAAAATAAGATTATTTCTTTTTAATTTTATTGGCTTCTTCTTTTTCATTTTCTGCTCTTATTTGAACAGATGCAATAACAAAAGCCTTTTCTTTAAACGGAAGATTTAGAAATTCATGCGGAAATTTATGAAGTTTTTGAAGGCAAAAATGTGCATATACAGCATCACTTTCGCCTTCCTTAATTAGTTTTTTGCTTCTTCAACCGCATCATCTAAACTATATCCATTTATTTCTTGTATTTCTTGCATTAAATCATCATATTCTCCTGGGTTTAATAAATGTTTTTTCAACAATTTTATTGAATCCATTTCATTATAGAAATCTTGTAATTCAACATTATGCAAATCCGGATAAACAACACATTTATCAGCTAATAATTCTAAATATTTTACAGTATCAAATTCTTGTTTCATTCTTTTTCCTACTTGAACTTGTTTATAGCATTGTTTTCTTATTGCATCGTTTTCATCTGCAGTAATGGTTTTTAGTTTCCATTTTTCTACTTTTCCTTCTTTATCTACAAATCTATTCGAAGCAACATATTCAACTTCTTTTACTTCATCTTTCAACATAAAACTTTCTAAACTCATATCTTATCTTTCCTTTCATTAACTATTTTTTTATTTTATTTTTATTGCATACCTGCTAATTGTGTAAATTTTGTTGGATTTGAAAAATCTTCAAATGTAAAGTCAATTTCTTGTTCTAGGAAATCACCATCTACATCAAATGAAGCTAACACTCCACCATCTACATTACATCCTGAAAATACCATTGTGCAAACTCCTGCTGCTGATGTAGGATCACTATTTGATACTTGTATATCAAAGTATATATCTTCTCCTGTATTTTTGTATCTTTCCATTAGTTCATCAAATATTGATGTATTTTTATATATTGTTATTTTTCCAGTTCCTTTCCATCCTGTTGATTTATTACCAGAACCAGTCTTTCCTAACACATTTATTTCTTTCTTTGTTTTTTCAAATTTTGCTTCAAAATCCTTACCTTGC